TCTATCAATATCTGGCTGTAATGGCTATCTGATAATGCGTTGATAGCTCTGACAATAGATTGTAAGTCTTGCTCAGCAGCCACCTTGCGAGTTACCATGCTTTCGGTCTGACTATGAACCATGCCATCGAATGATTTGGGTTCTAACGAGAATGAAGCTGTCACTTTAGGGGCGTATTCCAAGCCCACTATTCGTGTTAGCATACGATACCTTCTTAGTATCTTTATAGCTTTCTTTTTAGTTGCGGTTTTATCTACTTCCGCAAATAGATTGATACTTGCCATGACACCCCTCTTATGTGTTATAATAGTTATATCGTCTTTCAAAGAGTGCCGGCCATTGTGTCGGTCTTTTTTATTTTGGCCCAAAAAACATTAAGAAGTTTTATTGAAAAGATAGAATACGTATTTATTCTTGGGTTGTCTCTTGGGCCTTTTATCACCTCCTTCTAACCATCGACACCAGCAAGATCTTTGGCTTTTTAGTAATGCAAGATATCAATAAGAAAGAGGGTTTTTCACATCCTTTTTTCTTAAATTTGCTGGGTTTGTTTGGACAAGGTCTGTCAGCTTGTCCGGTGTTGAAAAAGTGTTCAAGCCACTAAAAATCTATATTCATTTTTTAGCTTCATTTTTTATTTTTAGTGATGACAGACAATGACTGGCAAGAGGAATCGAACCTCTTATACAACCATTCCAGCCTGCGATATAGAAATCATTTTGGAGGTTTTCCTCCTTTTTTTGAAATAATACAAAAAATAAAGTAAGTAGAATTATGGAGATTTCAGTTTCGCATTGCAGGCATAAAGCCTTGAATAATCACGCCACCAGTAATGCGCTTTAGATTTGTGAATGAAATAAAAAAGGTTCCTCGATTCTAATTGTTTATTTACTGGATTTTGGTGCATCCACGACCAGTCACGCTTCAGCGATTTGAATGAAAAAAAACAAAAGGATTCCTCTTTTCCGTATATAAATTAACTGGTAATAGCTAGTGAGGGAGTCGAACCCTCATAAACCGTTCTAGCTACACGCCTAGTGTATAGGCTGTATATAAGGCTTTTCTGACCGTTGCTTTATTGCGACCTATCTTGCCCTTAGTGCGATATTTAAGAATGATGCGATCAACTTCATTGTCCAATTTCTCGCTCCATTCATAGTTATTAAAAACATAATCAACAATCTCACTAAATAACTCTCTTGAAAGTAGCCCTTCCATTTGAATTGCCTTCAAAGGCGTTAGAGCGGCTTTCTCCGCATAGCACAGATTGAGGGCGTTTTGGGTTCTGTTAGCATTTTTCTGGTCGCAGTCCTTAACGTCTCTAATATAGTTATTTAGGTTGCCAGGGTGTTCCTTGCGTAGTTCTTCCACTTCTTCTTGAAACCGTTTAAACAGTCCCTCTGGCAGTCCTGCGTTGATTTTATCCAAAACTGGTTTAGTGGTTTTCCCTCTTGTGTAATTAGTAGACAGATAATCTTGAAGGTCGTCGAATAGTTCATCGGAAATAATGCCTTCTAGTCTCTCGACAGTCGCTGGCGATATCTTCTGACGTTCAACGACTGCACTATTAAAAGCTTGATATATGATGCGAGCTTGTACTTCACTGCACTGTCGCACCTCTTGAAAATACTGCTTATAAGAGCCTTTTTTGTGTGCTTTTCTAAGCGCTGCATGCTCACTGACTAACCGTTGATACAATTCTGGTGTCAGCCCGGAATATTTGTATCTCACGCTCATGAGCCACGTCCTCTTAAATAGCTCGGAATATCATCCCCGACGTTAACGCTGTCGTACTGTTCCTTGCTGACAAGGAATTTCCCATACGCCCCACAATCAAGCGTGTAGAGTTTCCCGACCATAGATTTTCCAGTCACCTTGCCGTGTAGTTCCACCGCATTATCTGCCTTGTGGATTACCACGGTCTCGATAGGTCTATCAACCACTCGTAGAACGGTAGTTATGTTAATGGCTAGTGAGACAACTAGCAGAATTGTTGCGACTGCCAGCTCGTTATAAATCCTCTTCTTTGACGAATGTTCCATTTACCATCTTTCCTTTTCTGTTCTTAATTTCCTCATAAGCAATACTTAGGCACTCAGTGACATCAAGGTCTAATTGATGTGCCAATACGATAATCGTTACTAACGTGTCACCGATAGCGTCCTTGAGCGCCGCTTGTGGTTCCGTGAATTTAGTCGGTTTCAAAAGTACATCCCGAATCTCGCCGACTTCTTCAGTCACACGCATCCACTGAATCTTAGAGTCAGCTTGCTTCAATCCACGGCTATCCGCCCACTCGTTGATTTTAGTAATTAGGTTATTCATCCGTTACCTCCAAACAGCGTGCGCCAAGCGTAAACCACAGCTACGACCATCAAAATAAATTTAATCGTTTTCATCACTCCACCTCTTTCACTTCAACGCCTGGGCAGTCAAACACCCACCCGAAATCAGCATCTTCTAGTTCTTTACGGGTAAACTTAGCCCGAAAATCTCCAAATTCTTCTGAATCTGCGAATAAAAAATCTTCACCGTCTTCTTGGTTCAAATAGCTATTATTTCCACCAATTCCTTTAACTCGAACCATATATCTAGGCTCTTTCTCGACCTCATAACCAAACTGGTGCATGTTGACGAGGATTTGGAAAGCGTTTTTGTTTTTGCGATACCAACGTGTGAAATCGTCATCTAATGCTTTTTCAGGTACACAGTCATTTTCGTCCAAACTTTCGAACATATCCCAAGCTAAGCTATGCAAGTTTAAGTAAAATTCATCCTTATTCTCCTCATACCAATCTGCCACATACTGCGGTACGACTGGTTTTTCAAAGAACGAATCATATAGGTCTTCAGCGTAAGCTACCGAAATGCGTGCTACCTTCGATAGTTTCTGTACTGCTTCATCTTTGTTCATCATCGCTAATTTCCTCCATCCATACAGTGGCATCGTCCACTGCCATGCTTAAATCTTTCAATATTTCCATGCGTTCCAGTGCTTTCTCCTTATCCGAGAAATGGCACTCCTTAACATCATTCATCGTGCGTGCTACTCGTACTATCCACCGCATTCGACTAACTCCCTTAATCAACATTTTTAAGTTTTGCAGGCACCCACATTTTAGGGTTGTAATTGATCTCATATTTGTATTTTGAAACATTCGGTACTTCAACATCTTCTACTACATAAGAGACATTATCTGACAAACCGATAATATGTTTTTGATATTTATTCTTGTCATTTTCTACAACAATTTCAAGTTGTTTCTCATGAGTATCGGCCTTGATGGACATCCTACCGCTCATTTGGAACATTACGTCATTTGTAATAGCATCAATCACCGTTACTTTTCGAACAACATTAAAGTTATCCGACTCTTGAGATAAATTTTCAGATACTCTATTTGCCTCTGAGCAACCAGTTAAAAATAATAAACCACTTACAGCAATAATTGCCATTTTACTTAATTTGTTCATGCTTCCACCTCTTCCATCTCCACTGTATACATCCTAGAATTTCGATATTTAACACCTCTCAAACGATGTAGCTCGTTGATAGCGTCATTCTTGTTGCTGAAAATATGCTCACTGTCTGGCATATTGTCGTAGTATACGATTACTTTATATCGCATAATTCCATCATTCCTTTCAATAATTCTTCATCCGGTAACTGCTCCAGCGTAAGAATCCGATTGAGTTTCTTTGCGTTGATTCCTAACTTAGCGCTGATATATTCCATGTCCTCGTGATTAGCCCAGAACCACTTCGAAAACTCTTGCGTTTGACCTAACACACTTGTATGGTCGTAACTGCCCGGAGCATATACACCAACTAACTTGTCTTTATATCTGCTGTTCATCCAAGCTCCTTGATTTCAAATTCAATGCGTGGATTAGGACTGTACTTCTTGCGAGCTCTTAAATCGCAGACAATACTATCATCCGTCCAGACGATACCCTTCTTATCAACCTTGTTGTATCCAGCTTTTGAGATACTGTCAAAGAGCGATTTGACCAGATTATCAACGTCCGGGATTTTCGCATGCCAAAGCCTTTCAGCCCTGAATTTCTTGAATGTATCCCACGTTTTAGCTCTAGCTTTTGGCGTGGGCATTTTTGATACGCTCAAAGGTGCTTTCATGTAAAAGGTGACATCGACTGAAATCGGGCCGTCAAAGAATTGTCCGTCGTATTCTTGCTCAATAAGTTGCGAGCATTGACGGCGCCATGCCTTCATTTTCGGGTCTTCATAAGTACCGAATTTGCTAAATCGTGGCCTTGTTTGAGGTTTAGGCTCGATGTTTAAAGTCATTTTCATGCTTCAACCTCAGAACGGCAACATATCATCACTGATATCCATAGGGCTTGAGTTCCCGTAAGGTCCGCTTCCCCTTGCAAAGTTTGACCCTTGTTGTTGTGGTGCTTGTTGCCCGTAAGGCCCAGCATATCCGCTGTTGTCATTGCCAAACGCTCCCGATGTGTTACCTTGATTAGCATTGCCACCTTCACGCGCTGCACGGCTTTCTAGCATTTGGAAGTTCTCAGCAACCACCTCAGTCACGTAAATACGTTGACCTTGCTGATTCTCGTAGCTACGTGTCTGGATGCGTCCAGTAATTCCAATCAATGCGCCTTTTTTAGCCCAGTTAGCCAAATTTTCAG